ATACCATTCTACTTTAGCATCAGGGAATGCTTCTTTAAATACTCTTGTATTAAATACTTCATCAACAATCTCTGTTTGTGGAGTACCATCTTCATCTGTCCAAGTTAATTCACCAATCTTTTTCATTGATTTCCACTCAACTCTTGTTACCCTAATAGAATAGTTATTACTATTGTTACCATTGTAAGCATTAGTTGGTGTAATACCAGCAAAAGCATTTTGACCATTAACTACGTCAAACTGAGGTTCAAATCCACCTGCTGTATTAAAAGAACCAAAGGTTCCTCTTGTATAATTTTCTAATTTTTCTATATCTGCTTTAGATAATATGTCACCATATTCATCTAAGATAGTATTGATAGCTAGCATTCTTTCCTCTACTACTGCAATAGCGTCATCTACAAATGTAGTGTCACCATCAAGTATTACAGTTAAGTTAACAGGGTTAACTCTACGCATAGCTACTTCAGCATTTTCAATACCAACCCAATAAACTTCTTCTCCTGCAATTAATGCATCTTTCCATCCTTGAGAAAACAATAACCTTGTATTAAGTCTTTTCTTAAGAACTCTTAATACCTTGTTAGCTTTAGACTCAATTATGTCCGACGGTGTATATTTCTCATGTTTAAGAATTTCTTCAGGCGGAGGTGGAGGATTGTTAGGGTCAGCGTTAGGATCAATCTGATAAGCCAAACCTTGTTGCAAAGCTTGGAAAATCTTTTCTTTAACAGCAGTTGTTTTACGATTAAGGTCATCTGGAGATTCTGATATTACAATGTGATTATCTGGTCTTTTAGTTTCTTCACCTATTAGCAATCTAATTGGTTCTGAAATTATATCATAATGTTGAAACCTTGCTGCAAATGTATTAGAGGTATTTACCCCTAATGGATCACATATAGCTTCAATATCTTTATGGTTTACTTTACCATTATATAAATCGTAGTTAATTAACTTTTTAAATCTATCCGATCTTAAGTTACTACCATTTGTATATCTATAATTTGAATAATAGTTTATACAAGATTTACCCCATTCCTTATCTTTACTGGACATTGGTAACTTCTGTTGCGGTAAATTCTGACCACCTAAATTGGCATATATATCTTGACTCATCAGTTTCTGCTTGGATTAAATTGGGAATTCCCTCCTTTAAATATACGATTTTTCCTGTATATTTTTTCAAGGAAATCACCTGTTGTAGATTTCATATCTAATAGCTCTTCCACATGAATTCTGTGTAATTCGTATGTTTGTAATACGCATAACATAACTGCAATAACTCTATCTGTGTTAATATCTCTATCATAAGCTATTAATTCTTTTAATAATGGGATTGATTTAATTGTTTGGAATCTTAATACTTTGGTTCCTTCTGTTTCACCATCTACTTCTTCATATAACCATTTCTTAAGATATAACTCACATTGGTCTTTAATACCACTTGATCCGTTACTTCCTCTATTCATATGTATTCCATATCCACGTTGTACACGAGAATCTTTAACCATATCTCTAATAATACCTGGTTGTTCACACATATACTGTAAAGCATTCTTTTGTTCAAAGTATACTTTTAAACCTTTTAACTGGTTCTCATACAGCACTTTAGCATTATAATACATGCATAGTTTTCTACAGTTTTCATAGAATTGTTCTGCAGTATCTGGCCTAGAAGTATATTCAGCTACAAGAATATCATGTGTTCTGTCAGCTCTATAGAATCTTTTATAAACAAAGAATGATCCTAATGAACCAGACTCTGACTTATCTTGATCATAAGGGTCACATCCAGCAATGTACAAATAGTTAGGTATTTCTCCATTCTCTTGTTTCTCAGGATGTTCCCATATAGCTGCACAACTATTTGTTGTAAAGTTTTCTCCTGCTTTAGGATCCTTTCTTAATGGAAAGTCTGTTATGTAAACTAAATCATTATCTAATCTCCATTTAACTTCTCCTTTATCAAAGTATAGTTCTCCTTTTTGTGCTTGACCTCTAAGACTAGGTGTATTTTCTAAATGACCTAACCATTCTAACATTTCTGGTGAACCAAAGACATTACCCTTGTTTCTTAAGAATGCTTCTTTCCAAGTAGTTGGGAACTGTGTAGTTATATTATGAATTGCTTTAGGATCTAAACCATTTTTAGCTTTAGCTCTTAAATAATCAATATCATCTTGAGCAGCTTCATAGTTAGAGTTACCATTTTCATCAACCATTAGTTGTTTATACCATTTAGATTCTGGATTAAGACATAGACCTAATCTTCCTTTTGTTGCAGAACTAAAGAATCCTATTCTTGAGTTAGGATTAAATGGATCTTCAAAATCTAACATGTTATACTTTTCTGGATTAGTAAACATCTCATAGAAATACTTACTACCTGAATCCATATCTCCAGAAGAACCAAATACTAATGCAACTCCTGTGTAAGTACTACCATCTTTGATCAATGGTTCAGTATATCCATAGGAATCTACAATGTTATTAAATACCCCTGCTTCATCTAATATTAACCAACTAGCACTTAAACCAACGGCTGCTGTAGGATTATCTTTAAATGATATTGCTTTAACTTCTGAATTAAATCCTTTCCAAACTTTAACACCACCAACTGTTGCTTGGTATCTAGCTTTAATAAAGTCTTTTAGATCAGGATTACGTTGCTTTCTAAACTCTGTATTAGTATTAATAAAGTTAGAATTATCAATTACCATGTTCATGGTATTTTGACTAAATGAACTATAAAATGCTCCAATTACAGCTTTACTATCTGGGTAGAAATAGAACTCATGTGTACATATTGCTGCAGCTTTGTAAGACCAACCTTGACGTCGACCTTTTACTGCAACTAAAGATTTTTGATTTAATCTACAATATTCTACCATATGGAAGAACTCGTAATCTAAGTCTATAAACCTGGGAAAGATTTTAGATTTCTTTCCAGTCTTTTCATTAAGACCTAATATTGGACAGAAGTTTAAGTAAAAGAAATGTTGTCCTGTAATAGTTTGACCACATGAATTAGTAAATCCTTCTAAACAAATATCTCTAACACCTTGCCAGAAATCTAAGTATTCCATAGTACCTGGAATAGCACTAGTGTACATTCCTGTCTTGTTGTATTGCTCTGCTAAGTAAGAAAACTCTTTAGTCTTTTCAAAGTAGTTTACACAAGTTATATACGGATTATCGTTCTTCATAATTATTCAAATAAACCTAATGTTGCAGCTCCACGGACAGTATCCCCAGATGCTTGTTCTTTACTACAGTTGTTTAATGCTGCTTGAATAGCTTCTTGCACTTTAGGCATTGCAATAATACTATCTGTTATCTTTTTAATATTGTCCTCGTTATACTCTACAGTTTTAAAGAAATCTTCCATCTTATTAATAGATTCCTGTACTGATCTAAACAACTTCATTGCTGGTGTTGTGTTTATTGTTTCGTACATCTTTATACATTCTTCTAGTTCTTTAGTTAACTTAAACTTATCATCTTTAATGATATGACTTAATATTAATTTAGATCTATCTGTGTTACTGTGTTGAAAGAAAGGTGATTTATATGATGCATAATACCATGTGTATTTAATCATATTAAATGCATGTGTTTTATCCTTAGATTTATCTTTCTCCCAAATAGATTTGAATGGTTCTATAACCAGACATTCTGGAGCTACAATAATCTTACTATCAACTAAATCTATTATCTTAATCATTTTTTAACTTTTATTCTTTTGTATTTTGTGTATGCGTTTTCAAAGAACTCAAAGTTCTCTGATATAAAATAACCAAACATGTAAGCGTATGGTTCATTAGGTTGTTTTCTAAGATAATATATATCTCTAGATTCTAATACTTCTTGTATTAAATGCATTGTTTCATGAGCAATAGTGGCCCAGTATTCTTTCTTATCTAATGTATATCCTACAACTAAATAATATATTTGTCTATCCATTATAGGAGAATGATCTGAGTTACAGAATCCTCCCATGTTTGTTAAGTCCTCATCTTCCGTAACTCCATAATTAGCAGTAAGATGTTTTACTGCTTCATCCATGTTATTAGTAACTTGAATGCTAACTAAACAATCATATATTGGTATTATTATTTCTTTATGCATTGCCATATCCTTTAATTGTTAATGGGGTAAAGTAATCTTTCTTAATCTTTTCATAAGGTATTTTAAGTTTGTAATACTCTCCGTCATACTTACAAGTAGTATACTTAGACATAACTTTACCTTTACCATTTACATGTTGTTCAATTTGCATACTTTCTACTACAAATAATCTTTTCTGAAATACCCTCATAGGTACATACTTACTAACTGAAGAAGCATTTTCAGGTATAGGATATTGAGATATGCAAACTAGTTCTATTACCATTTAGAAAGAGGGCATTTAGAATATTCAGATCTAACCTTAGCTACTAAAAAGCAACCACATTCTTCACATCTACTATTAACATTGCTTGGACAATCTGAACAAATTAATGCTCTGTCTACTGCTAACTTTTCAATCTTTGGACTTTCCCAAACTAAGTTTTTAAAGCCATTTAATATTTCTGTAAATTTACTCATCTTCCTTAATTCTTATTAGTTTATTAATAGTTTTAGATGCTTGTTCTTTTCCTCTTGAATCAAATAAAATATAGTCTAAATGTTTTTGATTGTTAACAGTTTTAACTACCCAACACTTGTTTTGATAAATTTCATAGTTTGTTCCTACTTTAAAATCTTCATATTTTGCAGACTTGTAGTTACTCATCTTCCTTTGGTTTTACGTATTTAGTATAATCTATATTGTACATTGTTGGTCTAAACTTACCTAGGTATATTAGTTGAACTACTTTACCTTCTCTATTAGACATGGTATCTCTTATAACCCTAAACTGAGAATCACAAATTCTTTCAAGTTCTGCTTTTGATAAGCCAAATTCACTTTTAATTTCATCCAGTATTTCTTCATATACATTACTTTTAGTTGAGTTCATTATGCAAATACTATATTAAGTGAATCATGTTTAAGAATATGTAATAACTTAGGATTAACATTAAGTGTCAATTTATCTACTTGTTTTAATACTTTCTTTTCTTTTAACTTCTTAATGTAATTATTAAAATTAAACTTATCCATGTCTAAAGCCATTCTAATATCAGTTCTAGTATTTTTGTCAATAACAGATATTTGTTTATTGGCAATAACAACTAATATCTCAATCTCCTTAGAGGTTAAGTTCCCTATGATAGGATTGATCATCTCAATCATAAGTTTGTTTTTATTTGCTATGGGAAGTTTAAGTTTAAATTCCATTAATCAGTATATCCTAAATTAATTAAATCTTTAACATTAGGTGCATTTACATATTCTGTTTTAACAGTATTACCCAATATGCAATATTTAATAAGTTCTTGATAACAAGAATCTTGAGCATCTTCAAGAGTAATAATATTTAAATTATATTTTTTCCTAATGCTTACATAAGCAACATCATTTTGAGTATAAATAAATTCAAAAAGAATTTCATTATTATCAGTTATTGTTTCAGAAATACTAAATGTACCTCTATTAGGTTTTGATCTAACTGTAGAGTTAGCTTCAGTGTTTACTATTTGTAAAAACTGGTCCATATATTCTTTTGTAACTTTCATACTACAAATATAACTGAATTAGTTATTATAACCAAATTTATTATATAACTAAGTTAATTATAGTACTTTACCCCATTGTATTAATTTATGTGAATCTGGATGTGATGTTAAATATCTAACTACTTCTTGATAAAATTGTGATTGAAATACTTCTAAATGGTCTACCGTTAAATCATAACATTTTCTAAGTAATACATTATCCATACCAATATATATATTTGTAGGTTTATACCATAGTTCCATACAAACCTGTTTACCATCTTTAGAGCTATTATA